CAGTTGCGGCGCCAAGTGCGTCAACGACATGAACACGCCCGTGCCCGCTTGCTGCCACAGTCCCGCGTCCCCGCCGCCCAAGGCAACGCGGACCGAAAAACCTTTTTTCCACCCGTCGCCCTCGGGGCGTTTCATCATCCGGCTCGGGGACTCATTCCACTTCCACGGCATCCCGAAAGCACCCCACCCGGTTTGCAGGTTTTCGATGTCGAGGATCACGCCCTTCTTAAACCTGTCGGTGATGTTAGTACGCCCGTCGCCGTCCTTTAATGAAAACGACCGCGCTGGCGCCGACCCGTCATCACTCTCTTGGACGTGCCAGTTAATGAATGGGCCGCCACCGCCGCCCTCACTTCCCTCGTCAATTTCAAACATATTTGTCTCTCCTTGATTGAGATTGTGTCGCGGAGCCGCCGCGACGACGGTGTCGGCTTAAATGCCGAAAAGCTCTTTGCGTAAATCCTGGCAGTCGGACCACCAGAAATGTGACGGGTCCACAGGAATGATCGACGCGAGATATTTGGCGTCGTCGCTGACCCTGAGAAACCGCTCAAGGCGATTGGCTTGCGTTTTGAAATTTTCTAATTCTTCATCAACGTCGCCGTCTTCAAGCCAGCTTGATTTTTTCGGCGTGACGTAAAGAAATTTGACTTGTTGATTGCCCGTTGCTTTCGCATAGAAACAACGCTGGCGCCGATGCGACGCCATCATTTTGCTTGGCATTTTCAATGTCGTTTTGAGGTCAACGATCAGCCCATGTTTTGGATAAACAAGATCAAGAAAGCCGATTACTGGAATTTTCCAACCGTCACCATTGCAAACCAGCGAAACCTTTTTCTGGCTGCCGTCGATGTTAAACTCTGGTACGCCGAGTTGATGTAATTCCTCAACAGCCAATTCAATCATCGCCGGGATGCCTTTGCGTTCCTTCTCGGTCTTTTCGTTTGCCAAGGGGATTAAAGCGTCAAACTTTGTGAGCGCCGCTGAAATTACAGCGGCCAATTTTTTGCCCGCTAACACGGCAACGACCGCATCCTCGACCACATTGCCGCGATGAATTGGCGGCCCGGCTGGGCGCTTAATCTTCAATAATTTTTCCGCGACCCATAAAGGCGCATTGGACTCATAGCCACTAATGCTTGACGGCGATAGATGTTTGATGCCGTGCATCTGATAACCGTTTTTTGAATTAAAAGGTGCGCTCATCGGGCTTTTCTTCCTTCACTGCTAAAACGGAGTAATGGCCGTGGTGACTGTCGACGATGCGGATGTCCCAGCCGTCGTTGATGTATTTCTCAATGGCCTCGTCGTCGTCTTTGGGAAGCCACTGGCACCATGTGATTTCGGCGGTCATGCCGCCCTCGCAAAGAACTCAATGGGCTGGTCGATTTTGTGTCCGAACTCGTACCAGCAACAATTATCGAAGCCGACTGACCCGCCAAACCAACTGACGCGCCCCACGCTAATCACGCGGCGGCACCGCGTTTCGAGGTAAGGGATGGCCTGTTTTGTGTGCATCCAATCGGCGTCGAACAGGAGCCAAGTCGTCGGCGCCAATTCGCAGAACTTGTCGATCATTGGATGCAAAGCGTCGCGGTGCCACGGCGGATTTGTGATAAACATCGCGCCGCCGCACTTATCTAACGTCAGCGCGTTTTGAATCTGGATGCCAATGTCTGGCTCGAAACAATCGTCCGCCGGTACGAGGTCGCCCGCCTTGGTGCATATATGTCCAAACTTCTCCAAGTGCCGGATCAACGCACCGTCGCCCGCGCACGGCTCGTGGAACCGCGTTTGTTTTGGTAGGTGCGGCAGCAATGGCAAGACGGCGGCGAGGGGGGTGCGATAGAAATCGCGCTTGTTCCGCTCGAATTTTTGATAAGCGCGTTTTGTCATTTGATCACGCCCGCTTGCCGGAACAGCGCCTCGACGGTTTCTTCCTCCATGACGTATAGGCGGCGTATCGGTCGCCCGTCCTGGCGACATATCAAAATGTCGGCGTTGTCTTGGTCGAGACTGTCGAGGAGGAATTTAAAACCGCCGCCGTTTTTACGGCGCTTACATTCCACAACAAAACCCGAGAGCATTAGGTCGCCTTTATGCTCATCGCCTAGCTGTTCCTTATAAGCTCCACTGGCAAATACCCGTTTGCAATCCACGCCCAAATTTTGCCAGTGCTTTACGACCTGAGCCTCATGCTCGTACCCTCTGACCTTGTTACGCCGACCAGACATCAAGCCTCTCCCGTTCAGCGGTTAAGGCGTCGCGGGCGTCGCCCAGCATGTCTTCCAGACGCGCCACGTCGATGTCGTGGTCGAAGGCCAACAAGGTGCCGTTGTAAGCGAGTTGCAAGTGGTAGACGATTTCGCTGAGAATTTGTTCGTTACTCGCCATCTTCGCCCCCGCCCATCGTGACCCACAATTCAGCGAGTAGTGCGAGGTATCCGATGCCGTCTCTCATTGTATCCCAAGACGGTTTTGGCCCCTTCAATCTGGCAATCTTCATTTCCGCCATCCTGAGTGCGGCTTGCCACGCCTCAAGTTTGTGGTCTGAACCAGCGTTCCAAATGTCGGCGATGCACTGAAAGTTTTTCGATGGCGGCCCGTAGGCGTCTTGGCGGTCGCCATTTATAAGTGCGTCGGCTTGTCGCAAAATCTTTGAGCGCAGCGGCTCATCGTCGCCGAGGCACTGCGGGCAGCGTCGCGTCGTCATGTCGTGGTTGCGGATAAAATGGTTTCCGAAGCAAAGATCACACTCAGTCATCTTCGCCTCGCAGTGCCTTAATGGCGCGAAGCGGTATCCAATATCTGCTGTTGTTTTCGTTGGCGCGAATGGCTTCGATCTGCCCCGCCTTTATGAGCTTATAAAGCGTCTTGCGGTGACTTTGGTTGGACTCACCAAAAATCTCCGCGACCGCCTGATCGACGGTCAACAATGCGGGGGCGGTCATCGTGTCAGGGATGCAAAGCAAGCATCGTTTGCGATGCAGAGAAGCTCGAGCCCGACGAACAGCGTTCCGAAAAACGCCAGCGTCAGAATAAATTCACCAATAAATTTGAGATAGGCCATCATTTCCCTCCAAAGTGCGTCTATGCACTTCTAGGGAAACGTAAGCCAATATGTCAACAAATATTACGTCAGAATTTCACACCGACAATTTTATGGATGGAAAGTAAGCCCTCGCGGGGGAAACTCAGATTTTGCTCGGGGCTATACTGACTAAGGCTTACAGCCTCGTCGGATAGGGTGACAAACTCTTTGACGATAGCTGTCTTGTTGCCGTCATTTTCAAACTGTACGACGACCAAATCACCGGCCCTATACGGCAGCCCTGGATGCACAAATGCGATTTCACCGGCTTGGATTCGCGGCGCCATACTGTCGCCCACGACGTAGACGGCGTATGCCGTCGGGCTGCCCGAGAGAAAGTCAGGCGCGGTGATGGAGTCAATCGGCTCATTCACGTCGGAGATGTCCACGCCGACGCCACCCTCGGCGGCGCCATAGATCGGTATGCGTTGCTGGAGCGTGGACTTGGAGACGACGCTGCCCTCGTTGTCGACGCCAAGAACTTGGTCGACGGTGACGTTGAGCGCGTCTGCGATAGACTGCGCGATTTCCAGGCGCGGCTCGGCCTCGTGGCGCACATACCGCCGCAACGTGTGCGGCTGCATATTGATCAGGCCCGCCAATTCCTTCGCAGAAATGGCGGCGTCTGCCATCAATACCTTAATGCGGTTTTTTCGCATAAAATGTGCGTCCCTCTCCCCGCCAAAGATGACAGGAATGCCGCACATTTTCAATTATTTACGGTGGATTGCCTCGCTCATTTTCTCTGCGAGTGTTTGATCTCTTTTCGGCGGACTGATCCAGTGGCCGTACAACTCATACGTCAATGCGACCGAATAGTGGCCGAGGACCTTGGCGACCGTCTCGGCGGGTTCTTTGACCTCAAACAAAAGAAGGCTTGCAAAGAAGTGTCTAAGATCATGCCAGCGGATGCGGTCAGCGCCAGCGGCGTCACACGCCTTGTGCAAACCTCGCTTGCGCCAGTTATCTACGTCGGCGTAATTTCCGGCTTTCGACGGGAAGACTAAATTCTTCCGCCGCTGCTCCAATGGCTGATGAAGTTTCCACTCCCTCATCATCTGCTCCAACTCGGGCATCATCTGCACGGTGCGGAAGCCGTGTCGTGTCTTAGGGTCGTCGATGGATTTGTCTTTTTTCCGCGCCTTCTCCACATAAATAAGACCATTTTCAAAATCAACATGATCCCAAGTCAAGGCAATTTGTTCGCCCGCCCGCAATCCCGTCCACGCGGCGAAGCGCATGGCGAGGCCGTAGCGCTTGGGCGCGTGGTCAAGAATCTTCGCCATTGTGTCCATGTCGATCCGCTTGACCGTGGCCCTCTTTTTGACTGTCGGCAGCGTCACGTCGCCGAAATTCAGCATGGCAAACTCGCGCTCGACGCACCAACGGCCAAAGCCCTTAAGGACGCCCGCCTTGTTTCGGCCCGTCTTGGCAGCGCCCGCAAATAGAACGTCGATCACGTCGTCGAGTATGTGGACGGGGCGCAAATCACCGACGCGAACCGCGCCCAAAATTTCGGAGACTTGCTCCAACGCGACGCGCTTGTTCTCAACTTGGGCCGCGCCAACGTCGCCACGTTTCGCCCGCGCCGCCTCGCCCTGTAAGTATTTGGCGACGGCGTCGGCGAACAGTGGCGTCGCGGCGGGATTGATGTATATACCCCGCCGCGCCTTCTCAGCCTCAACTTGCTTGATGTATGCCTTGGCGTCTTTCTCGGTCGCAAATGTTTTTGTCTGCCCGCCGATGGCGCGGGCGCACCCGATCCACTTTGATGGGTCTTTGTTTGAGCGTCGTACTGGCATCACTCTCTCTCCTAAAGTTTGCAGCAGCAAAGCCCCGCGCTAGGTCGGGGCAATGCGGCGCTGCTGCGCGATAGGGGTAGTAATTAGTCGAGGTCACAAGGCCATGCTGAGAGTCTTAAATCTTTTGTGATCTTGATTATTTTTCCCATGCGCGACCGCCGATTAACCTCGTCATCAATCCAGGCTCTTGCCTCTTTGAGCGTGTCGAACTGACTTTTGTACCTATGATGTACTTGTTCCGGTTCGAGG